TTAAATATCATCTTCATGCGGAAGGCGAGGGTATAACACTATTTCAAAGTCGGTAGGGTCACCCCAGCGGCCGCCTTTCTTTTTAATATATACGACTTTTTCAAGCACATCTTTAAGCATGTCATTCTTTGCCTTTGGGTCAGGCAGTGTGCTGTATACTGCAAGAAGCCTTTGTACTTTCGGTATTATAGTACGCCTGCTTTCTTCAATGCGTTTTGCATCAGAAAGATTGTTTTTAGCAAACTGCATTTCTTTTTTAAGATTATTGATTTTTTCGGTAAGCAGCTTTGAACGTTCAAGGAATACATCAGTAGAATAAATTCCCTGCTCAAGCAGCGTATAAGTTTTATCAAGCTGTGAATTAAGCAGTGTAAGATTATCATTAAGCCGTTTATAAATATTACTTTTATCGCTTATTGTAGACAGTGAAGACTCTTCCTTCCATGCGAGCTCGTATTCTTTAAGCCAGTTCTTCAAGCCTAATAAAATTTTATTTTCAACAAGATACAGTGCGGAACTTACATTTTTACAGGTATTCGATGGACACATAAGCGTAGGCGGCTGTTTTGCGTTTTTTCCGCTGTATGGTCTTCTTACCATATATCGCCCGCACATGCCGCACACAACCACGCCGGCAAGAGGTGATTTAACTGTGTTGTCATGCTGAACAGGTACCTGATAATTTTCCTTTGCAAATTTCTGTGCTCTATAAAATGTTATATCATCAATGATAGCCTTATGCTGACCATCCACGATAATTATGTCCTTCTTATCTGACTGGGGACGATATGTTGTTATCTTACCGTCAAGCATTTTCTTAACACTCTTTCGGTCGTTCCATCGTATTTTACCGATGTAAACAGGGTTTGAAAGAATATTTCTTATCGTTGCAAGACTCCACTCGCCGCCATGCCTTGTAGGAACACGCATAGCATTTAGCTTTTTTGCTATGAGAGATGCCCCAAGACGTCTGTAGGATGTTTCGGATTCAGCTATACCAACAGTATATAGTTTGAATATCAGCTTTACAATTTCGGCTTCATCGGGTACTTGTTCGAGGGAAAAGCCTGAGTCATGTTCAAGTTTTACTCTTTTATAGCCGTAGGGAGGAATACTGCCTAAGTATTTGCCTTCCTTAACAGAGGCTATCCTGCCGCGTTGAAGACGTCTGTTAATGGTTTTATACTCTCTGCGGCTCATAAACAATCCGAACTCAAAATATTCTTCATCATATTCGTTGTTTGGGTCGTATATTTTAAGAGGAGTAATAATTTTTGTATCGGAGTACTTAAAAGTCTGGGCGACAATCCCTTGGTCAACCGTATCGCCACGGGCAAGACGTTCAACCTCCACAACAAGAACTCCGGTCCACATTCCCTGTTCAACTTCACTTAATAACTGCTGCATAACAGGGCGGGCAGCTATGGACTCTCCTGAAACAATTTCTTTATAGATTGCAACAATATTGTATTTATATTTTTTGGCAAGCTCAAGCAACAACTTTTCATGCCTTGCAAGCGTTTCGAGTTCTCCGCGTTCCTCGGCTTCAAGGTCGGCACGAGATTTACGAAGATATAGACAATATTGTGACATTTTAAAGCCACCTTTCTAATAAATGTATTCTATTTCTGTTTTGCCGAAGTCGGAAAAATTGTCAAGGATATAAAATAAACATATTCATTTTCAGATATCAGTACCTCAATTAATTTTTAGGTTAATTCTTAATTATTAACATCAACTTCAAATGATACAAAACCATCTTTTACAAAATATTCAAATTCTGCATTTTTGCCTTTTGCAGAAATATCTCTATTTTCTGAAAAGTTCCCAAATTTTAATGTTTTATCTATGTTGTTATCATCTTTTTCATATCCTAATAGTAGCATTAGTGCCATATTCATAAATGTTTTTGTTCTTTCGTCAAATTGACCATCATAAACAAAGCTTAGCATGATGTAATTTATGGTATTATCATCGTTTAAAAATACTACTAAAGATAAATCAGAATCTTTCATATTATTAACATCATTATCATAATCATAACTGCATGTATTTGTATACTCGTTTTGTACTCGTTTTCTACTCCATTCAGTTATTGGTGCATAATTACTCATTTGCATAATTAAATCTAAGTAGCTTTCAAAATCTTCAAAAGTTGACTCTTTAGTCAATGGCCTTTCTGAACTTGAAGTAGCAGACGAAGACGAGCTTATGGATGTTTCAGAATCAATTTTATTTTGTGCATTTACAGAAGTCACATTAAATGATGAAGCACTTGTTTGTGACGTCACAGCACTTGAGTTTGATGAGACAGAAGTACCGCAACCAGATAACATTAATACTAACCCTAAAAATAAAACAAACTTTTTCATAAAACCCCTCCTTATTGACAAAACGTGACATTAGGTTATAATCAATATAGGAGGGTTGTGTAACTCTTTAAATTTCATTTGCAGCTTCGGTATTGATGGTATCGGAGCTGTTTTATTTTGCATATTTTAAGCATGACTTTCGTCTTTTGTATCGTGTGAAACTTGAGACATTTTCATATCTTTTTCATACTCAAGCTCATGACGATAGCTTTCAAGTTCTTTGTCTATGTCACTATCAGAATCGAATTCACTTGAGTATTTATCAGTTTTTTTTGAAATTATATTTGAGCCATTATTTTCATAATGAGATTTAAGTTGTTCATATAAATCTTTGTTATCAATTATTCCATTTACAAGTTTAAACAAGAATTGTTCTGCAATATTCCTTTCTTCAGGAGTTAAAGAGAGAAAAATTTTAAATATTGACTTATCCAATGCTGAAAAATTGTATTTTTCAGCATATTGTTCAAGTATCGCTTTATCATCCTCGATAAACATTTCACCTTTGCCTGTACGAAGCCATTGTTCATTTACGTTATATTCTTTGCATATAGATTGTAAATTTCTTTCAGTAAGATTTAATTTACCCTTTTCTATATCACTTATAGTTGCACCTTTTATATTTATTTTATTTCCAAATTCAACTTGAGTTAAATTTAAATATTTTCTTAGTTTTCTTAAACGTTCATTCAAACGTTTCACCTCCTACAAATTTATAATATCGGTAAACCCGAAAAAAGTCAATAGAAAAGAGAATAAATGTATTGACAAAATCAATTTTACCGAATAAAATGGAAATGTAAATCAGTAAAACCGAATGAATAAATGTTAAAAGGTGATGAATTATGAAAAAAGAACTTAAGGAACAATCTGACAGAGCAGTAACAAATGAACAAAAACTGGATTACATTGGAAAGCTTATGTTTATAGCTTATCTTAACGGATTTAAGGCCGGTAAGGTTGTTATACAAAATGAAAAGGCAAGTTAAAAGAGGAGGCATAAGAAATGAATATTACAGTGGGATACATGTCAACATCAGAAAAAAATTTCAATGCAGTAAATGCAATACTAAAAATGTTTAAAGAGCAAGATTTTACTGTAAGAGAGGCGCTCGCAGCCCTTAACTTTACAATGTCAAGGATTACGGACACCTCTAAAGTTGGGGATGAACCATCACTCGTCTTTGACGAAGAGCTTAGAAAGCTTTGCAATAATTGATTCTAAGTCAGCTTCATTTTGTAAAGACAGGAAAGCCATTATTTCACATTTGGTGTGATAGCCATTATTTAAAGGTGCAAAAATAGCACGATTAAAGGTGCAATCGCTGCGGCATTCTCCTTTTATGAATGGACAGAAAGTATTAGTTTTCATATGTAAAATCTCCTTTCTTTAATTACTCAGCACTGGCATGCCTGTAATTACAGTATAGGACAAGCGGATGAAGTTTTAAATATGGATATTGCATAAAAAGTGACAAAGCCAACTAAGGGAGGAGTGAAAATGAACATTACTGTGAAAATTTTAGGGGAGCGCAACCAAGAGTCAATTAAAAAATTAATTTTGTTTTACGGTAAGTTGAGAAATGAGCTAAAAAAGGAACACCCCGATATTGTTTTGAATATCGAGGTTGAGGAAAATTAATCTTCTTTTGTTATGGATATGCTCTTTAAGCCATTTTTACTTACTGTGTAATTTGTAATTAAAGCATAGGACAGATTACACGAAATGACAATATATCAATAAGTTTGATTATAAATGAGGCCAGCTAAGGAGGAAAGTAAATTTCAATTAGATTTACGTAATAGGACAATTTCTAACATACATATTTTTAAGTGAGGTGATATGTATGGCAATAGTAAGGGACTTTTATGACGGAAGCACTCACATAATGATTGATGACTCTTGCTGTGTACATACAAAAGAAGAGGTTAACGAAATCCTTGAGCGTATAAGGGATAATGCACAGAGAAGCATTACAGCAGCTGAAATTAAAAAAGAACAAAGTAGCTCGTAAGAGCTACATTAAAGGACAAGCTTCGAAAAGATTGCAGACTATTTCAGTGTTCTGCTTACATAAACGAAGGAGGCGAGAAGATGAAACATTACATAACAAAATATATTGTGAATGGACAGCGATATGCGGCATCATGGCTGCAAATTAATGTATTCGGAAAAATACTTTGTTTTGCTAAGCGCAGAATTAAAATTTAAAGAGCCATTTTGTTGGACAAGCCATATTGATAAATACAGAAAGGAAGTGCAAATTATGACACTATTTGAAAGAATTACAGTTAGCGCTGAGGCATTGGCTGAGTATTTGGCTAAACCTGAAAATAAAATAAGCGAGGATTGCAAATTTTGTGCGTATCGTGACGAATGCAATGGACACGAGGATTGCAAAAAGTTCTGGCTTAATGCTTTAAATTCAGAAAGTGAGGAGGAAAAATAATGGAACTTAATTTCAATGAGCTTGCAGGCGGAGCTGCTATTGAAAAAATCAACACTGAATTACAAAAAGTGTTTGAGAACATAAAGGATCCAAACACAAGCGAAACAGCCAAAAGAAAACTCAATATTGTGATGACTTTTACACCTGACAAACATGACAATGATGTTGTTATAGCGGATATTGATGTAACGACAAGGCTTGCTCCAGTAATGGGGGTTGGCACAAGGTTCATCGTTGATGTTGACAGTAAGGGGCAGATTGTTGCTGCCGAATGGGGCAAGCAAATGAAGGGGCAGCTTTCCGTTGATGACGTTATTGAAGATGAAGAGCCGGACTCCAAAGAAAAGCCTGACTCAAGTAGCAATGTAATAGATTACCAGAAAATAGCAAACAAATAACACAGGAGGTATGAACATGATTAAAGAAGCACTGGAATACATAGTAGGTCTTAAAGACGCACATGAGCATGTAATTGATGAGACAACGTATACGGATAAAAAACTTATTCCTGTTTTTCCAAACAAACTTGAAGATTACATAAAAGCTTCAACACTGACATCTCTTGTTAATTACATCAAAAACAATGTTGATGAATGTACCATGACCAACCGAGTTATTGTGCACATTGTAAATCCTACAACAGTTGAGGTAAAATCACCGGTTTATGACATGTCGATGAAAAGAAATAATTACATAGATATAAATGCAAGAGTGCCGCGTTTTAATTTTGGGGATTTCTACGATGCGGAAAGCTTCAATATTGCTCTGCAATCAAAGTTTATTCAGAGCAATGACAGGGACATAATTTTAAAAGTTGTTGGAAATTTAAAAGATGAAGCAGTGCGTACCATTGGTGATGACGGGGTAAGTCAGAGTGTTACAACAAAAACAGGAGTTGCAACGGTTGAAAATGTGAAAGTGCCTAACCCTGTGACGCTTAAGCCGTACCGGACATTTATTGAAGTAGAACAGCCTGAAAGCAAGTTCATATTCAGAATGAAAGACGGCGGTTATTGCGCTTTATTTCAGGCTGACGGCGGCGCTTGGGAAAACGAAGCAATAAGCAATATTAAAGAATATCTAAATGAAAAACTTTCGGATTTAATTGAATCAGGACAAGTTATAATTCTTGCGTAAAAAAACTGCCGCTTAGGGACAGCCATCCCAAAAGCGGCACACAAATTTAACTAATTTAATTATGGCACATTAGGCGCAAAATTACAAGAGTGAGGGAGAAAATGAACAAAGTAATTTTAATGGGCCGCCTTGTGCGAGATCCTGAGGTCAGATATTCGCAGGGCGCAAACCCTATAGCAATAGCCAAATACACATTAGCCGTTGACCGGCGCTTCAAAAGGGACGGCGAGCCGACTGCTGATTTTATTCCTTGTGTAGCATTTGGCAAGAATGGAGAATTTGTTGAAAAGTGGTTTAAAAAAGGGCAGTTGGTAAGTGTAGTTGGCAGAATACAAATACGTTCATGGGAGGATAAAAACGGCAACAAACGTTACACTACTGAGGTAATAACCAAGGAGCATTATTTTGCTGAGAGCAAACATAAAGCGGCTCAAAATACGGTAAACGAAAACACGCAGAATAAAAATTCAAGGGATAAGTCTGCCCCGGAGGACGAAGAATTTTACACGATAGATGAAAGTGCAGAGGATGAAGACCTCCCGTTTTGATGAAAACAGCTTTAAGTGAGGTGTACTGTGCAAATGGAAGGGTGGATAAAATTATATCGCTGTACTTTAGAGAACCCGATAGTCTGCAAAGACAGCGACTATTTCGCTGTATGGTGTTTTTTATTGCTTAAAGCAACTCATCAGGACCAAGAACAGTTGTTTGCCGGGAAAAGAGTAACCGTTAAAAATGGTCAGCTAATTACAGGCAGAAAGGTTATAGCTGACCAATTTAACATCAGCGAAAGTAAGGTACAACGAATATTAAAACGGTTTGAAAATGAACACCAAATTGAACAACAAACGTGCAATAAAAACCGCATAATTTCAATAGTTAATTGGAATTTGTATCAGCAAGTGGACAGCAACCCGACAACAAGTGAACAACAAGTGAACACATACAAGAATGTAAAGAATATAAATAATATCTCTTGTGCGGAAAACGCACAAAAAAGTGATTTTGAAAACATTGAACAGCTTGAACATGACTTCCAAATTTTATATGACTTGTACCCCAAAAAACGAGGGAGAACAGAAGCATTTAAGCGTTACAAAAAATGGATATCAAAAACCGGCAGAACAATAGCCGGAAAACATTACCAACTGACTAACAGGCAATTATATTTTGCAATTAAACGATACATAGACGAACAAGAAGAAGCTGGTAAAACGGATTTGGAATACTGGAAGAATTTTGACACGCTTATGGGCGCACAGATATTGGATTATGTACGGGAGGAGGAACGATTTAAAAAATGAGTTATGAGGCAGAACAAAACGTTATAGCTGCATTGCTTATAAACCCGAATGCATTGGATACGATATACGGACGTTTGACAGAGGACATGTTTACATCTGACATTTTAAGGCATGTGTATGTGGAATTTTTAAAAGCCTATGATAACCATTACGACATAAACATGACTGTGATAGCGCAAAAGCTTGAAGGTCATATACCACATGATGAATTGATGAACGAACTTAGAAACTGTGCAATGTGCGTATCGGACAGCACAGGAATTAAAACATATGCAAGAGTAATCATAAACGATTACAAAAGCAACAGGCTTAGAAATATACTTTCAGAGAGTGAAAGCTCTGTACTGCCTGACAACATAAACAGTCAGATAGGCAGAATAATATCACAGCTTGAAGCCTTACAGGAGACTAAGAGCAGCACTTCAAAAACGCTTGCGGAGATAGCCAAAGAAAACAAAGATAAATATTTTACCGATTCAGACGACAACAAAAGAATATACATAGGTTTTCCAAAACTTGATGACATATTAGGCAGTCTGGAAGGCGGCGACATGATTGTAATAGGTGCAAGACCTGCGGTCGGCAAATCGGCATTTGTAACTCAGGTATGTGTTAATCTTGCAAAACAGAAAAAACGCATAGGCTTTTACAATTTGGAGATGCAAGAAAAACAGGTGTATGAGCGTTTTGTGGTTTCATTAAGTGGTTTAAGTCTTACAAGGCTTAGGAGAGCAAAACGGTTTTTGGGTGATGAAAAAGAACGATTTGAAAAAGTCAATACCGTTTTAGAGTGTATAGACAGCATAGTTATAAACACGGGCGGCAGAACGGTAAGTGAAATAAGAGCCGAAAGCCGTCATATGGGATACGATGTTATAATTATTGACTACATGCAGCTCTTGAGTGCTGAAAAGACGTATAGAGGAAATAGAACTGCGGAAGTTGGAGAGATATCAAGAGCAATTAAAAATCTTGCCATGGAGCTTAATATACCAATAATTGCTTTATCACAGCTTAACAGGGTATCGGCGGCACAAAATGCCACAAGCGAACCGTCAATGAGTGAGTTAAGAGAGGCCGGGAATATAGAACAGGATGCAAGCGTGATTATGCTCATGTGGAATATATCAGCTGACGGAATCAAAAAAGGCTGTAAGGTTGAAAAACAGCGTCAAGGGCAGACGGGAAAAATGGTAATGCGGTTTAACGGTGATTTAATGCGGTTTGAAGAAACAAACGAAAGCGTGAAAGAGGCGCAGGAAAACACGAAAAACAGCAGAGCTGAGGAATCGCCGTTTGATTAAGGCAGGTGTACTGAATGGCAGAAATAAGAGTCAAAAAAGGCTCAGAGGAATGGGAAATGTTTCGGGATTTCTGGAATCTTTATCAGAAATATGGACTTGCCGAGAACACAGATAAATATTGGGAAGATGTTGTAAAAGCAGTTGGCGTATTTACGAAGAAATACAAATCTGTATTTGCTAACAAACTGGGTGAGGCTTTATTTACAGCACTTGAAGCTCAAATGAAAGAAAGAGGGTGAAAACAATGGAATTCAAGGACAGGCTTAAAAAGCTAAGAAAAGAAAACAAAATGACACAGACCGAGCTTGGCAAAAGGCTTAATTACGGATACACGGCTATTTCAAATTACGAGACCGGAAGAAATGAGCCGGGCATAAAAGAGCTTATTGCTTTGGCTGATGTTTTTAATGTGTCGGTGGATTACCTTATCGGCAGAAGCGACGTTAATCAAAAAATAAATGTGCCAAAGGATTGTGAAAAATGTTTAAAATCAGACGTATGTTATCTTGGCACAGGAAGTTTTAATTGTCCATATTTTGTAAGCAAGGATGATAAACAATAAAAAAGAGGCTTTCGCCCCTGTACCCTAAACCAATTATATCACGTAATTGAAAGGAGTGGAAGTTAAATGTCAATGAAAGAAAAAAGATTTTATTTATCTCAAAACAGGTATAGAGAAATGAAATACTTTTGCCTTCAATATTACGAGAAAAAGGAAAAGATTAAATCTTTGTATCCTGTTAAAGCTGTGAATATGGACGGCATGCCATCCGCAAATAACGTAAGTAATCCGACTGAAACATATGCGGAAAAAATTATAGAGCTTAAAGCAGATATAAACGCTATTGAAGATTCCGCAAAGGAAACAAGCATATTATTTTATAAGTACATAATAGAAAATGTCACAAAGAATGTGCCTTATGAATACTTAGATATTCCTATGAGCCGGAGATCATTTTATATGATGAGAAAAAAATTCTTCTATTTGCTTTCAAAAAAAGTTTGCACAAAAGTGAGATAAAAACGTGTTATTATGTTAATGTGGAAATTAAAGGAAAGGTATCTATTGATTTTAATAGATGCCTTTTTTGTATGGAAGGAGGCCGAAAATGAACACGGTATCTGCGCTGAATGTAAATGATATTAGAAAAATTGCAAAACTGCTTAAATCAAATTCCGACAGGGATTATGTGCTTTTTGCCTGTGGTTTATATTTGGGCCGCCGAATAACGGATATAATTTCCCTTCGAGTGCGCAATGTAAAAGACAAAGACTTTATTTATTTTAAAGAAAAGAAAACAGGAAAGCACAGCGTTTGCAAGGTAAACGATGAACTTAAAAGCATACTCAAAGAATACTGCAATGGCAAAGATGATGACGAATATCTTTTCAGACCATTAAAGCGGAAAGAGAATATACATATATCCAGAGTTACAGCTTGGAGAATACTTAATAATGCCGCCAAAGAAGTTGGGATTAATGCACCGATTGGGTGTCACTCAATGCGGAAAAGTCTCGGAGCTTCTTTGTTTAAAGCAGGCTACCCAATAGAAATGATAATGCTTTTGCTTAATCAAAGTGATCCCGCAATAACAAAAAGATATATTGGTGTTGAACAGGAAGAAATAAACAAGCTGTATGATAAGCTTGATTTCAAATTGCTTGAAAAGTAACATAAACCGAATGATGTTACATATGAGTTTTTAAAAATGTTCCTACTTAATTATATCTTTAAAAAAGTTATGAAACAGAATATATATATGTTACTTTCGGAACTTATGTTTATTATGCACAAAAGCAATCCGAACGTGCAAAAAATCAAGTTTAAGTTTTGTTTAAAATGTTGCAAAGTGTTCTTGATGTATAACTTAAAAATGTACAAACTGCAAAAAAAAGAAGGTGAATTATAAGTGTCGATTTATAAGCGTTGTAATTTTTGCGGCAGACGCATACCTGAAGGGCAGGAATGCAGCTGTAAAAAGAAAAGCAAACGACATTATGAGTATGACAAAACAAGAAACAATGACAGACAATTTAAGTTTGAGAATACATGGGCATGGCATAAGCGGCGTAATGAAGTCATGAAAAAATACGGCGGCATTGATTTATATTCTTACTTTAAGTTTAACGTTATTGAAAAAGCTGATATTGTTCATCACATTGTTCCGGTCAATGATAACTACAGTCTTAGGTTTGAATATTGTAACCTGATACCATTGACGGAAGCAAACCACAGACGTATACATATCGTTATGGACAGCTCAAAAGCTGAAAAAGATAAGGTGATAAAACAGCTTCAAGGAATAATTTCAACGTGCCGGGGGGAGTGAGAAAAAGATTGAAAGCAATCATGCAAAACCGCTTAGCCTCTAAAATTTTTGCAAAATTCCAAAAAAAATATTTTAAAGTGAAAGGGGGAGGAGGCAATGGGAAGATATAAAAAACCTCTGTACATGCAGACGGGACATTTAACCAAGTTTCAAAAAGAACAGAAAAAACAGGAAGAAGACTGCGTTAAGGTCGGAAAAGACATGCTGCTTATTCCGCCGAAATTTTTAGCGGACAAAAAGGCCAAGGATGAATACAAGCGCATTACAGCAGAGCTTGACAAAACGGACATGGTGGGAAATCTTGATATAAACAACATAGCAGGCTACTGCAACGCATACAGCTTTTATCTGAAAGCCACAAAAGAACTTAAAGGCAAGCCGCTTACGGAGAAAAGAAAACAAAAAGACGGGTCCGAAATCACAGTTGAAAACCCGCTCATTAACATTCAGAGAAAATATGCCGACGAAATGCGTAAATTTGCAGGCATGTGCGGGCTTACAATTGACAGCCGCCTTAAACAGGCAGTTGTTAAAGTGAATAAAGACGATGCCGAGCTTGAAAGAAAGTTCGGTGCCTTATGATTATAGACGAACTTATTGATTATGCCGAAAAATGCATAAGCGGTGAAATTTTAAGCTGCAAGAAACACAAATGGGCCTGCATGAGATTTTTAAGAGACGTTGACAATGCCGGCACTGAAAAATTTCCGTATCTTTGGAATGAGGCGGCGGCACAGCGTATTGTTGACTGGTACAGTGAGCTATACCACAGCAAAGGCGTTATTGCCGGCGAGCCCATAAACTTACACATAAGCCAGAAATTTTCAAGATGCCAGATATTCGGCTGGGTGAACAAGGATACTGGCATAAGACGCTTCCGTTATTCATTTAAAGAGGTTGCAAGGAAAAACGGAAAGACTCAGGAAGAAAGCGGTACAATGCTTTACAAAATTTCTTCCGACAGCTTTAAAAACGGCGAAGTTCATGAGGTTTACTGCACAGGAGCAAAGCACTCACAATCGGAAATAGCTTTTGACGAGTGCATTAACATGCTTAGCGGTTCAAGACTTAAAAAATATTTTGCTATAAAGAAAAATGAAATAGTTCACAGGGCTTCGAACAGTTTTATAAGCATGCTGAGCAAAGAGGACAGAAAGACCGGCGACGGAACAAACCCGGACTTACTGCTTCTTGACGAATATCATCAGCATCCCACAGCTGAATTTTATGATTTATTCAAGGGCGCAAACACAAAAGAGCCGCTTTTAGACATAATTACAACAGCAGGTGTCGACCTTACATATCCCTGCTACACACAAACTTATCAATATGCCACAAATATTCTTGACCCTGACTGCGATACAGAAAACGACGCATATTTCACAGATGTTTTTGAGATAGACGAGGAGGACGACGAAAGTGACAAAGACTGCTGGATAAAAGCCAACCCCGTTAGAATGAGCTATCCCGAAGGGTGCAGGAGGATTGAGGAAGAATACGCTATCGCAAAAGACATACCCGAAAATATGCCTTCGTTTTTGACAAAATGCCTTAACAGGTGGGTAACAGCTCCGGAAGGGGCGTACATGGACTATGATAAGTTTAAAAAATGCATAGTAAAAGAATTTCCTGTTAAAATTGCAGGCATGAGCACTTTTGTTGGCTTTGACATGTCGGCCAAAATAGACCTTACAAGTATTGCGTTTATAATACCGTTTTATTTAAACAGTGTGAAGAAATACGCCGTTATATCACACAGTTTCGCTCCAAGCTGGGCTAAGCTTAGAGAAAGGGAAAAGCTCGACAAAGTGCCTTACACGGCATGGGCTCTTGAAGGGTACATAACTGTAACGGAGACCGAAATAGTTGACCAGCAGCAGGTAATGGACTATGTATTAATCGAAGCCAAGCGCATGGGGCTTGACATTGATACTTTGTGTTTTGACCCGGCAAACGCCGGAAAGCTTATGATGGATTTATCAAACGATGGATACACAGTCGAGGAAGTATATCAAAGCGTCAGAAGCCTTAACGAAAGCACATGCGGATTCAGAGAACAGGTTTATGAAGGAAACGTATATATCCTTTACAACCCTGTTTTTAATTTTGCCATAAAAAACGCCGTTATAAGAAAGCAAGGCGGTCTTATTAAAATTGACAAAGACGCAAACAAAAAGAAAATAGACCCTGTGGACGCCGCTCTCTGCGGATACAAACGGGCCTTATACTGGGAGCCGCATGACAGCAAATTTATTGATGAATGGCTTGACAAGAAATGGTAAGGGGGTGAAAAAATGAAATTTATGTCGCGTCTTAGATTTTTGATTAAAAATGAGCTTACCGAAGCCGAACAGACCGAAATTGCAGAGAGTATGACGCTTTCACAGCTTACAGACATAATAAGGCAGTCAGGAGACAATGACCTTTTATGCAGTTCCACATATTACACATGTATGCTTATAAGGTGCAACGCCATTGCAAAAATGCCTATACAGATTAAAAAAATGGTCAATGACAATGTTGAGGAAGATAAAAAACACGTACTTAACAAGATACTTGGCTTAAAGCCCAATCCATACCAGAGCATACACGATTTGCTTTGGCAGAGCGAATTTAACCGCCTGCACTACGGAAACTCATTTTGGTACATGAAAAACGACGGCACAAGCCAAAGAGAGCTTTATTGTCTTAATCCAACGGCCACAAGCATTATAATTGACGATGTCGGTCTTATTGACAAGAAAAACGCTGTTTATTACATATACAGCTACGGAATTGACAAACAGACAATATTTACACCTGATGAAATACTGCACTTTAAAAACTATCCTACAAACGGTATAAAAGGGCGTTCAGTAAAGAGATATTTAAGTGACACAATACAAAGCGAGATTAAAAGCACAAATGTACTTAATGAAAAGCTGGACGGCGGCCTTCAGGACCCTGTTGTGGTTGAATATGTGGGCGACATGAACGAAGCAAGAGAAAAGAAAGTTCAGGATAAATTTGAAGCGCTTTCGGGAGTTAAAAATGCCGGCAAGGTACTGCCTATACCGTCAGAATTTAAAGCAAGCGTACTTGAAACAAAGCTTGTGGACAATCAGTTTTTTGAATTAAGAGGATTTACAACAAAGCAGATTGCAAATGCTTTTGGAGTAAAAGGTTTTCAGCTTAACGACATGGACTCGGCAACATACAACAATGTTGAGCAGCAGAACAAAGTGTTTTACTCCGACACTATGCAGGACGTTTTTACAATGTATGAGCAGGAAATGAATGACAAGCTGCTTACAACAGAAGAAAAGGATAACGGATACATGATAACATTTGACCTTGACGCCGTTTTAAGGAGTGATTTTGAAGCAAGGATGACCTCGAACGCAACGGCAATAAACAACAGCATTTACACTGTGGCCGAAGTAAGAAAAAGCGAAGGCAAAAAGCACATTGAAGGAACTGACCGTCTTATAAACGGAAACGGTGCAACAATATTCTTTGACCAGATTGGAAGCCAATATTCCGTAAGCGGTGCTTCAAACTTAATAGTTCCCGCAAATCTTTTGAATTTGCTGTCAAACAAGAAAGAAGGTGAAAAAAAATGAAAAACAAATGGTGTGAAGTAAAAAACCAAACGGACTTAAGCGCTGACATTTACATTTACGGCGAGATAGTGGACGATGAATTTTCAAAATGGTCCGATACTGACAAGTGTCCTGATGATTTCATCCAGATGCTAAACGACACCAAAGGCAAAGCCAAGAACATATACATAAATTCTCCTGGAGGAAATGTATTTGCCGGTCTTGCCATTTACAACATGCTGAAACGCTGCGGCGACCACAAAAAATGTATAGTTGACGGCTATGCCGCAAGTATTTCAAGCGTGATTGCCATGTGTTCTGACGAGCCAATAGAAATGCCCGATAATACATTTATGGTAGTGCATAAGCCTTGGAACATGGTAATGGGAAATGCAACAGACTTAAGAAATTCTGCGGATGACCTTGACAGAATACAAACTGCAATTGAGGAAATTTACAAGTCAAAAATGATTGATTCCGAAAAAGACATGGATACTCTAAAACAAATGATAGAGGATGAAACATGGCTTTCGGCAAAGCAGGCGGCGGAAATATTTGATGTAAATGTCTTGCCTTCAAATTCCGCGGCAGCAAAAATAGAAATGCCCGAAAGTCTTAAAAGCTTTTATAAAAAAATACCGGAAAGCATTAAAAACGAAACTAAGAAAACTAATAAAAATGAAAAAACAAACAATGAGTCGGAACTCGAACTACTTAAAATGCAGTTTGAGTTTTTTTAATTTAGGAGGATGAAAACATGAAAAAATCTGCGGAAATGAAAAACAAAATTGAAACTTTAAAAAATGAGGGGCAGCAGCTTATTGATAACGGCGATATTGAAGGCGCAAAAGCTAAAATACAGGAACTTAAAAATGCCAAAGCCGCTCTTGATATGCAGCTTGTTCTTGAAAGCGACGAATACAACATTTTAAAAGACGACGTAAAGAAAAACATAGGCGTAAAATCTGTCAAAGAAGGAGCATCAATTATCAGGGCATGCATTAAGAAAGTAACAGGCAAAAATCTTTCGGAAGCTGAAAACTCACTTCTTATACCATCCGCCATAGGAGAAGAAGGCACAAACGGCGAGGGCTATCTTATTCCGGAAGACATAAGAACGCTTATTACTCAAAAGATAAGAGATTATTCATCTATGCGTGATGTTGTAGGCTCTATGACAGTGTCAACCATGAGCGGCTCATTCCCTGTGGAGGACTTTGACACAGTAACGGAGCTTGTTGACTTTACAGAACAGGGCGACGACATGAAAGAAGTTACAGCGCCTAAATTTAAGCAGGTTAAATACACATTATCTATCAAGGCCGGTTTTATAGGCATTTCAAACACATTACTCGGTCTTACAGACAATGACCTTGTGGCTTACATAGTAGCGTACTTTTCCAAAAAGGCGGCGGTTACAGAAAACAAAATGATTGTAACTGCGCTTGAAACAGGAAAGACAGCAAAAGCTCTTGCAGACTGGAAAGACCTTAAGAGCAGCATTAATGTTGATATTGACCCTGCGGCAGCCGTTGGAATGGAAATCATAACAAACCAGACAGGATTTAACGTTCTTGACCAAGCTCTTGACACAATAGGAAGGCCGGTTTTGCAGCCGGACCCTACAAGCGCCACATTAAAAAGATTTATGGGTATTCCTGTTAAGGTATTCAGCGACAAAATTCTTGCAAACGGAACAGGTGTTGCGCCTATTTTCTACGGCAATCTCAAAGAGGGCGTATATTTTGTAAGCTATAACGGCATGAGCATAGACACATCTAAAGAAGCCGGATTCCTTAAAAACCTTACATATATGAGAATTATTGAATATATTACTGCTGTACAGGTTGACGGCTCAGACGAATGTTATATTTACGGTCAGCTTGCCACAGCGTGATAGCATTTTTTTACAAAACCTCTTGATTTTTCTTTGTGGGTACATTATAATTTGATTGTACCCACAAAGAAAGCGAGGTGAAGAAATGGGTATAATAAAAGGAACAAAACTAACTGACAATCCTAAAAACAAGACTATTAAAGTTAGACTTGATGAAAGTACATCAAATAAACTTGATTATTTGTCAGAAAAGGAAAGCATGACTAAATCAGATGTAGTCAGAAAGGGGATTGAAATTCAGTATAAAAAGTTGAACGAATAAAAAGGATACCCGTTTCTCCTACCACAGATGTCACGAGTATCCAACCCCAAAATAGATTTGGTACAAATATTATAACACTGTACCTCTATTTTGGCAAACTGATAATTTGTTGAATGGAGGTTTTTATTATGGATAACAAACAAATGTTTTATGAAGACAATAAGCTTATGGAGGTTATTCCGGACAAGGAAAAAGAAAGAATAGAAAGACTGGCATTGCTTCTCCGAAGGTGCTTAATCCTTAATTATTTGCAAAATCATGAGAAAATGGAAAGGATGTGCTGATAAATGAATGAGCTTATAAAAATTAATTACGACAATAATAATAGGCCGACAGTAAGCGGCCGAGAATTACATGATTTTTTAGATGTAGATAGCAACTATACAACATGGTTTAAAAGAATGTCTGAGTATGGATTTACAGAGAATATAGACTTTATTCCAATTTTGGAAGAAAGTACCGGTGGCAGACCTTCGACCGACCATCAGCTTACAATTGAGATGGCAAAAGAAATTTGCATGTTGCAGCGCAACGAGAAAGGCAAGCAGGCAAGACAATATTTTATACAGCTTGAAAATAATTGGAACAGTCCGGAAATGGTTATGTCAAGAGCATTGAAAATGGCAGAGTCAAAAATTAAGCAACTGTCAACAGTTAATTCAAAATTGACAGTAGATAATCAGATAATGCAGCCGAAGGCAGAATATTTTGACGAACTTGTAAACAGGAACCTTCTCACAAACTTTAGAGAGACATCAAAACAGCTTGAAGTTAAAGAGAAAGAATTTATTAATTTTTTAATTGATAAAAAATACATATACAGAGATAAAAAAGGAAAGTTAATGCCTTATGCAGACAAAAACAACGGACTATTTGAAGTAAAAGAAACATTCAACGAAAAAACAAATTGGAGCGGTACACAAACGCTTATAACACCAAAGGGAAGAGAAACATTCCGGCTTTTGTTTCTTAAAGCAATTGCGTAACACCAGTACTATAACACTATAGTGTTATAAATAACCTTGACGCAGTAGATTACAGGGCTTATAATAAAAGCATAAAGGGAGCGCTTGCGGCACTCCCGAGCACAACCGCAGTATGGGCGGTTAGGCTCACTGATTAATTAGTGAATAACCAGCTTACCTTTGCGAAAATTTGGGGCTGGTTATTTTCTTCTGAAATTCAGAATGTGTATAACTAAGATAGCAAAGCTAATCATTAAAGTGATAGTTTGATATGTAGTCACGGACACCACCTCCTTTTGGGAGAGTGAGCCGCAACCGCCCGTTCACAACTGTGCAGGAAGATTATACCAAAAATTTTATATTATTACAACGAAAGCACTCGAAAGGGTGCTTTTTTAATACGCAAAAATGTGAGGAGAAAGGGGAAAAATGGAACTTGAAGAAGTAAAGAAATTTTTACAGGTTGACTTTGACGACGATGACGACTACATAAATCTATTAATAGAAGGCTCTGAGGATTACATCAAAAATGCAGTCGGATTTTTTGACACCAGTGTTGCCCTTTGCAAAATAGCCGCAATGACAATTATATCCACACTGTACACAAAGAGAAGTTTTACACTTACGACAGCTGATGAAAAGTCAGTTATTTTAAGAAGCATACTTATGCAGCTTAAATACAGCAGCCATGCTGCTGATGAAAGCGAAGGTGATGCTTAAATGGCGGATTTTGAAACGGATTTTAAAGAGCCTTGCGACATACTTGAACCTATTGAAAGTGACGGTACAACGGAATACACCAAAAAAGGCCGTGTATGGTGCGATGTGACAATAGACGGCAAAAGCAATCTTTTTTCAAGAGTTGGCGTAGGCGCAAGAAACGCCGTTATTATTGTCAGAAGCGGAAACGACATAAAAATGACCGATGCCATAAGCTGGCATGGGAAGCATCTCTTTATTACATCAATAGTAAGCGACATATTTTACACAACAATAAATGCCGCGATAGTAACTCTTACCGCGTGTGAGGTAATTAAAAAGACAACAAGCTATGACGCACAGATGCGGCCCGTTATAACAGATGACTCTGCCATACATTTTCCGGCTGTGATGACTGAAAAATACGAGGGCTTTAAACGAAACGAGCCGTACAGCACAAACACAAACGGATATATTATAGTAACACCTAAAAACATATCTCTTGTGACCGGCGATATTGTAAACATAGACAGTAAAAGCTACACGGTTATAAACAGATATGTTCTTGACGAACACAAAAACGAGTACGAAATAGAACTGAGGGAGGATGCGTAATGGAAAGTGTAAATCTTGACAGCCTTGTATCTCTTGAGAACAAGTTAAAAAAAGTTCTGGATAGCCTTCCCGAAGAAAAACGAAAGCTCCATGAAGAATTGGGCGAAATGGCAAAAGGCATTGTTGAAAACAACATATCCGTAAGTGTAAATGACGGCAATGGGAAAATTAAAAACTGGCAGGAAATGAGAATAGGCTCAAAGGGCGGTTATGCCGCCATAAGCCCCAAGAAAAATATGTACATATACAATAAAACAAACAATAAAAAATATGCAGTCGGATATATTACAAATGCCATTGAAAACGGTCACCCGGCAAGAATACCGAGAAATCCAAAGACAAAAAGGCGTGTAAAGGTTGCATATGTTGACGGCAGAGGCTTTTATTTTAAAAGCCGCAACGAGGCTATGGCAAAAAGCATTGGCATATGCAATGCTTTTGTTGAAAGGCTTAAGGAGAAGATTGAAGAATGACAGATGCAAAAACACTTTTGGATGCCGTAAACGACGCTTTAGTGAAAGCTTATCCTGAAACTGTAGTATATATAGACAGGATACCGCTGAATTTTAAAAGGCCGTCTTTTTTTATAAAGTACCTTACTGAAAATCAAACGTCAGCCAATATGGGAATGGTACACATTGAGTTTTACATGACAATAACGATTTTTGGCGAAAAAAACAAATGGTATAACACTGATACAACAGAACTTCTTGAGCTTCAGAGCGGGGTTTTAAGCCTTTTCAGAAGTGGGAAACTCAAAACGTCCGACGGCAGGAGTATAAATATACAAGCTTCAAGCGGCGGAAGCATTGAGGATGAGTATTACATTGACTTACAGGGCGAGTTTTACGACAGCAGAGAAACGAACACTGAATATCAGCTTATTGAACATGTTACAAACAATATAGGGTTAAAAGAATAGGAGGGAAATAAAAATGGGATTGGGACAGCCGAACATTACAATTGATTTTGCCACCACAGCGGCGGCAAGCATTGCCCTAAGCACAAAGGGAACTGCGGCTCTTATTATTAGGGACACGGAAGAAAGCGGCATGCACACTCTTGAAAGCGTGACCGACATACCTGACGGCCTTAGCGACGACAACAAAGCATATATTAATAGGTGCTTTACAGGGTATCAGAATGTACCAAGCAAAGTACTTCTATATGTTACAGGCCTTGAAGATGACATAAGCGGAAGCCTTGATAAAATGGCTCTCGTGGACTTTGACTATCTTTGCCTTCCGCCTACGGCTACAACAGCGGAGTGCACGACAACATCGGACTGGATTAAATCGCAGAGACAAAATTCTTATAAAAAGTACAAGGCTGTACTTCCGGACACAGCGGCGGACAGCGAAGCAATTGTAAACTTTAGCAGCACAGGAATGACAGAAGGCACAAAAACATTTACAGCGGCCGAGTTTGCCTCAAGGATTGCAGGCATAATTATTGGCACTCCGATGAAGATGTCAAGCACTTATGCGCCTTTAAGCGAGCTTACGGACATCGACAGGTTAAGCCGGTCGGAACAGGACGACGCTATAAAAAACGGAAAATACATACTTTGGCACAACGGAAAAGAGGTACTTACCGGCAGAGCCGTAAACAGTCTTGTTACAACAACGGAGGACAAAGGAGCGGCTTTTCAGAAAATCAAGATTGTGGAAATAATAGACATGATAAAGTCGGATCTTAGGACCACAATTGAAGAAAGCTACATCGGAAAATATGCTAACAATTATGATAACAAATGTACACTTGTAACAGCAATTGACGGGTATCTTTCAAAACTTGCAGCAAAAGAATATATTGAAACTGACTACACTGTTGAAATAGACGTTGATGCACAGAAAAATTATCTTAAAAGCGCAGGAACAGACACAAGCAGCATGACGGACCAAGAAATTAAAGAAGCAAATACCGGCAGTCAGGTATTTATTGCAATTACATTAAAGATACTTGACGCCATTGAGGACGTAACAATAAGCGTAAGCATATAAAAGGAGGGAGTAATTATGTCAGTTGAAACAAAAAACGTAATGAGCGGCACATTTGGCGAAACTTGGCTGGACGGTGAAAAATGCGGCGAAGTTTACGGGCTCAGCGCAAAAATAGCATACACCAGAGAGGACATACAGCCTTGCGGGCAAATGGAAGTTGACAGCAAGCTCGTATCAAGCAAGGGTACAGGCTCAATCAAGGCTTTTAAAATGTACAGCCGTTTTATTACTAAAATAGCCGAAAAGGTAAAGAATGGATACGACCCGCGATTTACGATTATAAGCAAAGTAGACGACCCTGACGCTTTAGGACCGGAAAGAATTGCATTTCTGAACTGTACTTTTGACGATGTTACACTTGCGGACTGGGAAAGCGGAAAATCGGGTAAAATTGACACAAACTTTAGATTTACAAAATACAAATTACTTGATACAGTGGAGGCTGAATAAACATGGACAAAGATATAAGCACAACATTACTTTTAACAAATACACTGCCGGCACCTGAAAAAAAGGAATATGAGGTAAAAAGGCTTTCAAAGGCTTTTGGAAAACCGTTTAAAGTGGAGCTTAAGCAGCTAAGCTACAGCCGCATGGCTGAAATAAGAAAAATGAAAGATGAAAACGACATACAGGCAATACTTGCAAGCATGACTGTACCGGATATGAAAAACGAGGAGTTACTCGAAAAATTCGATGCTGTGACACCTGCGGAAGCTGTAAAAAAGATATTTATACCCGGAGAAATTTCGGATTTATTCATACAAATTTCAAAGCTTTCCGGATATATGTCTGACACTGTAAAAGAAATTAAAAAAAACTGACAAAAGGAGATTATGAATTTAATCTTCTTTTTTATTTGTTTAAAGAGCATAACATTTTGCCTTCGGTTTATCAAAATATGACCGAGGGCGAAAAGGTTATACTTAAAGCATTTTATGAGTTTGAAATGGAAAACAGAAAGGACGGGTGAAAATGAGTCAGGAAACAAGTTTGCTCATAAGTGCGAAAGACAACTACAGCCAGATTTTAGCAAAAATGAACGCTTCTACTACTGTCTTTCGTAAATCAAATGAAGCGCTGCAAAAAGATTTGGATTTGCTTAACAGCACTAAGGCCACATTGAAAGTTGACATGTTCGGGGCAAAAACAGAGCTTAAAGAAGCTCAAAAGGCGTTTGCAAATGTTGGAGATGAGGCCAGCCGGCTTAATCTTATATCTGCTCAGGCAAATTATGACAACATAAAAGACAACCTAAGCGCTGTATCAAGCACAGCAAGGCAGACACAAAAAGACATGACAAATCTTTCAAGAACACAGTCGCAGTTGGAAAACAGAGCATCTAATTTGACAAGAAATACAGGAAACAGTACCATATCATTTTTACAGACGGCAGGATTTACAAAAATGATAGGTGATGCCATGACCGGAGTGGCAAGCGCCGCCGTTGGCTCGGCTTTTGGCTCAACCGGTTCGACAGTTTTTTCAAATCTTCTTGGAAGCGTGTCAACAGGAGCGGCTCTCGGAGGAACAGCCGGTGCTGTTGCCGGCCTTGGTGTGGGAGCTGTAAAAGCTACGACACAGCTTTTTAGTGAACAGGACGATGCTCTTAAAAGCACTGTACAAGACAACGTTAATACCGTAACACAGGCACAGGATGACATGCTTGCATCCGGCTCATTATTAGCAGCATCAAGAGAGAAAAATTTTGTAGCATTTAACACTTTGCTTAAAGGTGACACCGAGTCAGCGGAAGATTTTAATAATGCCCTCATTAATATAGGCAGAACACCGCCTTTTAGTTATGACCTTGCGGTAAATCTTTCAAAGGGACTATTAGGCCTTGGAGACACTGCCGACGAAACAATAAAAAAAATAAACGGGCTTGCGGATGCCGCCGCAGCTTTAGGGTGGAGTGACAGCGATGTTCAAAATGCTATGACTATATTTAATAGAATATTAATGACAGGCACTATTACATCAAGGGATTTGCGAACATTAGGTGGCAGTCTTAATATAAATGCTTATGACATAATAGGCAAGAAATACGGAATTGATGCCACAAATGACAAAGCCTTAGAAAAATTAAATGTCTCTGATGTTGTAAATGCAATATATGATTATATGAACAATACTTTTAAAGGTGCTGCGGACAGTATGTCTAAAACATTCGAGGGCATGAAAGGCGTTGTGGAAAGCTATGAAGATGATATGGCTGCTGCTATGGGTAAAGGATATAATAAAGAAAAGAAAATTGGATTCCAAGAAGATATTAATTGGTATACAGGTGAAAACGGTAAAAAAGAGGAAGACGCAAATTATGATGTAGGAATATGGAAAGCCAGCCTTGAAAACAAAAAACAAAGTCTTATGCATCAAAACGAGGCGAGTATGTTCAGCAGCAATGAGTATAAGAAGGCATTTAATGAAGGAGATGCCCTCACGATAGGAAAACTTATGCAAGAAGCAAAAATAAAGGGCATGAATGAATATAAAGCCACAGATGATTATCAGCTACAGCTTCAGGCAAGCTTAAGTCTTATTGATGATACAACAGCAATGACGGCGGCAAAAAGTGACTATTGGAACGCCGGTTACCTTATGCGAAAAGAATATTCAAAGGGATTTTTAAGTGTTGCCTTTACTGACGATATTAAAAATGCGGCAGATTCCATACTTGGTATGAACTATCCTGAGGAAGAAAAAGCCAGAACAGAACGGGCAAACAGCCACGCTACGGGCATATCTTATGTGCCGTACAACAATTATCCGGCTATACTGCATGAAGGCGAACGTGTGCTCACAGCCGGCGAAAACAGGCAGTACAACGGCAAAGCAGGTGTTACCGTTACCGGAAATACATTTATTGTACGAAAAGAAAACGACATTGACGAAATAGCGGATAAAATCGCAAACAAGCTATACCGAGCGTCGGTATTAAGGGGTGCCGGAAATGGTTAAAATGTATCTTATAAACGAAAGCGAAAACTTTGAACTGCTTTTTCCGGTAACGCCTGAAAGCTATGAGATTGACCACGGAATAAACAGCGAAACAATACGAATTGACGAGATTGGAGACATAAACCTTCCCGGCAAGCGATACATGGGGGACATAAAACTTGATTTACTGCTTCCGTCAAAAACGTATGGTTTTGAAAATGACGGTACTATTTATGAGCCGTATTATTACATAAGGCTTTTTGAGAAATGGTGCGACAGCAAAACTATTTTAAGATTTATTATATCAAACACAAATGTAAACACCACATGTTACATTGAAAGCATTGTTTTTTCGGCATCCGGCGGCAGCGGTGACTTAAAAGCAGCGCTTACGCTTAAGCAATACAGAGTGCTTAAAATCATTTCGGACAGCACGGTAAAGACCGAAACAGGCAACAACGCAAGAAAAGAAAACGATGCATCGGCGGAAAACACTGTATCTTACACTATATCCGAAGGGGACACGCTTACGGCTATATGCCGGAAATATTACGGTGACACAAGTCTTTACAGCAAACTTGCAAGCTACAACAATATAGCAAATGCAAATCTGATATACAAGGGAAACACAATAAAAATACCTGACAAAAGTGTTTTGTGAGGCGATAATAATGAAGCTTATTTTAAACAATAAGGACATAACACAGATTGTAGGACAGATTACCTGGAGCGGCGATTACAGTGACTGTTCAAGGTGTCTTGAATTTACATATATTGTAAACAGCGACATTAAAAGCCTGACGGACATAAAAGCGGAGCTTGGGGCAAATGTTATTTTTTATGATGATGACGGAAACAGGCTGTTTGACGGTTTTATATTTTCGAGGGACAAAAGCTCGGAAAGTTCGGAAGTTACAGCAAGCTGTTTTGACAGGGGCATATATCTTAAAAGAAACAAAAGCACATATGATTTTAAAAATCAGACGGCAGACGGCGCCGCGAAAGCGATTGCGGCCGACTTTAACATACAGGCAGGCTCTTTGGCAGCTCCGGGAATTTCAATTTCAAGAAAATTTCTCGGTGTCGACCTTTACAACATTATTGAGACTATGTACAGCTTAAGCAGTGAAAGCACAGGCAAAAAATATCTTATACGGTTTATAGGCAAGAAAATGAACGTAGTTGAAAAAGACAACAGCATGATTACTGAGCTTGACAGCACATTTAATTTAATGGACATGACGGTTAATGAAAGCATTGAAAAAATGATTAATCAGGTAGCCATATACAACGAAAACGATGTTCTTTCAAGAACTGTAAAAGACAGCGGCCTTATATCTGCATACGGCCTTATGCAAGGTTACATAAAAGAAAGCAAAGGCAAGGACGCAACGTCAGAGGCACAAAAAATGCTTGACGAAAACGGAATAAGCCAGAAAATAACAGTTAATGTTTTAGGAAATATAAACTGCATTACCGGAAACATGGCTAAGGTCAGAGAGCCTCACACGGGCACAACAGGAGCCTTTTACATAGACAGTGATACTCACACATGGAAAAACGGACAATATTATACAAAGCTTGTTTTGGATTTTAAAAACATAATGAATGAGACAAGTTCGGGTACTGAAAAGTCATAAAAAAATACGTATTAATACGTCTAAAATACTTGACATACGTGTCAACACGTGCTATAATTTAAACATAGAAAGGAGATAACAAATGAAGACACAGGAGTTAATAAAAAAGCTCAAGAAAAACGGATGTTATATCCTGAGAAACGGGAAAAAGCACGACATATGGTACAGCGAAAAAACAAATAAACAATTTCCCGTACCAAGGCACAAGCAGGAAATAGCAACAGGAACACTTAAAAGCATAATGGAGGACGCGGGGCTTATATGAGCCCTGCAATACCAATTATATAGGAGGTATTAATATGGCAAAATATATCTATCCGGCAGTTTTTACGGAGGAAAAAGACGGAGGATACTCAATTAATTTTCCTGATATTGAAGGGTGTTACACTCAGGGCGACGACCTTCCTGACGGTATGGAAATGGCTGAAGACGCGCTTGCCCTTGTACTTTACGGATATGAAGCGGATGGAAAAGAAATTCCGAAAGCAAGCAGAATACAGGACATTAAGGCAGCAAAAAACGAAATTGTGACACTTATAAAATGCGACACAATGGAGTACAGAAAAATGTATTGCAGCAAAGCGGTTAAAAAAACACTTACCATACCGCAGTGGCTTAACGAAGCAGCGGAAAAAGAAAATATTAATTTTTCTGTTGTGCTGCAAACAGCACTTAAGGAAAAATTAAAAGTGGAATAACAGCAAATGCCTTGACGCAGACAGAAACAGAGAATATGATAAAAATACAAAGGGAGTGCCGTTAACACTCCCGAGCACAACCGTGTTAAGGACGGTTAGGCTCACTGATTACAATATGTAAATAAAATAACCAGCTTACCTTTTGCGTGGAGTGCTGGTTATTTTCTTCGATTAATAATAACATAATTACAATGAAAGCACTCGAAAGGGTGCTTTTTTTAATGCAAAAAGAAGGCGAAAAAATGAATGGGGACCCATACAGAAAAATACTTGACTCAATTTCTGGGCTTTCGGAAGGACAAAGCGCCTCCAATTTTTACATAGGTGAGGTCATAAGCGAAGATGATGACGAAATTAAAAAAGTACGGCTTGGCGGAGTGATTTACACGGGCGGAAATGATGCACAGCTTTATAAATTAAATTCCATTGAACTACACAAAGGTGATTCTGTAGCATTATTGCCGTATTTTGACATGCAGAGGGTTTTAATAATAGGTAAGGTGATTAAAGTATGAGTATTGATATTTTCCCCGCTATTTCGCAAAATTCCGATACTTCCGAAACATCGGAAGTGACTTACAAAGACATAAAATGGAACTTTGAAACGGACAAACCGGTTTTTAAAAACGGTGAGCCGGTTTATGTTTCCGGAAACGAGGCACTTAAAACATGGATATGGAACGCACTTAAAACAGAACGGAAAATGTGGGAAATTTGGACATGGAATTATGGAAACGACATTTTCTCGCTTATAGGCAAACCTTTTTCGGCGGATGTCAAAAATACTGAGGTTGCCCGAATGACTGAAGAATGCCTGCTTGTAAATCCATACATCATAAGTGTTGACAATATTGATGTGAATTTTTCGGATGACAATTTGACCATATCCTTAAGCATCACAACCATATACGGCAAAATAGAAATGGAGGTGTAAAAAGTGTTTGAGGACGTAACTATTGAGAGTATTAAAAACGACATGCTTGCGGAAATTGACACAGACAAGCTAAGCACAAACGAGGGCTCTTTTGCAAACACAGTCATTTCCGGAGCAGCCGCGAGTGTATGGAACACAATGCAGGAAATGCTCGGTTGTCTTGACATTATATTTGTAAACAAATCAAGCGGCGAATATGTAGACAAAACGGCAAATCAATACGGTATTACTCTTAAAAGCGGTACATATGCCGAGGCCGGTATGACATTTGCAGGAGTCTCAGGAACAGTTATAAATGCCGGCAAAATATTTACGACAGCCGACGGGTACAGGTACATTCTTAATTCGGCCGTTAAAATAGGCACAGCCGGAACAGGCACCGGCAATGCAACGGCAGAAAGCACCGGAACAGCCTACAATACCCCGGAAGGTACTATTATATATCAGCAGACGGCACAAAGCGGAATAACAAGTGTGACAAATTCTTCAGCGGCTACAGGCGGCACAGACGACGAAAACTACAGCGAAGAATTTGAAAGGCTTGACGAATACAGAAAAGCTCCTGCGGCAAGCGGGAACATTGAGAACTACAAACAATGGGCCACAAGCGTTGACGGTGTGGGGTATGCAAAAGTTATACCTCAGGGGTACGGTGCCGGCACTGTACAGGTAATACTTTCAAGCAGTGACGGGGGTACTGTAAATGACACTATAGTTTCAAACTGCAAAGCGTACATTGAAGAAGAACGGCCTATAGGAGCAACTGTGCACGTTGAAAGTGCTACAGAGCTTAGCATTACTGTTGCGGCAAGCATAGAAACCGACGGGACAATGACGGCGGATGAAATACAGGAAGAATTTTCCGAAAGCCTTGAAAGTTATCTTAAAGAAAATGCTTTCACGCTTGGAACACTTTTATATAACCGTGTGGCGTATCTTCTTATGGACTGCAAAGGTGTCAAAAATTACAGCGCGCTTACGGTAAACGGCGGTACGGCTGATATTGATATAGGAACGGCATACATTGCGGTTTTGGGAGGAGTGACAATAAGTGCTTAATGAATTTTATCCGGACAGATACACGGCAAGCGTCGAGTTTAACGAGCTTCAAAACGGGCTTAATGTCGGCGCGGAGCTTATTAAGAAAGTAAAAGATGAACTATACAAACAGATTTTTGTTGATACAGCCACATGGGGGCTTGAATATTGGGAAAAAGCATACGGAATAAAAACAATACCTTCACAAAGCTATGCAATACGCCGAAGCCGAGTAAAAGCGCTTATGAGACAGGCAAACACAGCCACAACAGAACTTATTAAAAATGTTGCAGAGGCTTTTGCTCAGGGCTCTTGTGATGTGACAGAGTATAACGACGAATACAGGTTTGAAATTACAATGACCGATAAAATAGGGCTGCCTCCGAACTTTGAGGATTTCAAAGCTGAAATTGAGCGTGTAAAGCCGGCACATCTTACATACACGATTATAATAAAATACCGGACTCACGAGCAGTTAAAGGCATATACACATGCGCAGCTTAAAGCTTATACACATCAGCAGTTAAGAGAGGAGGCAATGTAAATGGCAACAAATACAACAAACTACAATTTAAAAAAGCCAGCACAGGATGATTTTTATAACGTAGACGACTTTAATGATAATGCCGACATAATTGACACACAGCTTAAAACCAACGCCGACGCAATAGACACAGCGAACACGAATATAGAATCTGCAAACACAGCCATAGAGACAGCAAATACAAATATAGCAGCCGCAAACACAACAATAGCGGCAGTCAAAACCACGGCAGATGCGGCATTTCCGGCAAGTGATTTTACAGGTGCAAATGTACTTACTAAATTGGCGGCAGATAACAGCGTACTTCCGGTAGCAAACGGAGGTACTGGAGCAGCTTCTACAGTACCAGCATGCGATAATTTAGGTGTACCAAAGTTCAGAGGAAATAATACATATTCGTCTTTTAATAGTTATGCTGAATTGCCAGAAGGTCATTATCAGGTTTCATATAATGGGCTTAAATCTGACGACCCATTTACAATTACAGGAGCTAAGAGAGTAGAAGTATTTGTTACCTCTAATGGGATGAATCCTCCAATAAAGGGATATTTTGTATATGGTATAGATACTGGAAGCGTAAGAGGGTTAATGTATGTGGGGTTTCAAGCAGCTGGAGAGGATACTGTAGTTTGGAAAGAAATAATCAATGATTCTATATTAGCAGCACAGGTTCAGTCACTTTTAACAGGAGGGGAGATAAGTGTGATAAAAAGTATACAAAGAGGAACAATAAGTCTTTCTGAAGTGTATTCAGCTACAGCGACTATTTCTTCTGTAGATACAAGCAAATCGGTTATATCTTATTTGGGAAATGTTATTCCACAGTATGTGGAGCAATTTGCAAGAGTTGAACTTACAAATTCAACAACTATTACAGCCTATAGAAGTATTAACAGTGCAAGCAATACAGTTGTTGGTTTTGAAGTTGTTGAATATTATTAAGGAGTGTGAAAAATAATGTTTTATGCAGAAATAAACAGAAGTAATATTTGTTCAAGTGTCCTTGAAACACAAAATGAAATAACTAAGGATACTATGATACAAATTGACAGCTATGATACATCGCTTCTTGGTAAAAAGTATAACAACGGTACGTGGGAAGAAACAGAGAGCAAAGAAGAAACGGATGATGTA